CGACGACCCTGATCAGAGATATCGCCTCAGAGGGACCCGTAACTTGTTGATTTTCAACGCCCATTTTCCGAAGTGCGAAGCGCCCATGACCCTGTTGCAAGTCGCTTGCATCTCTCAGTCTCAATAAGCAATCTCAATAAGAACTTGAGACCACACGCTGAAACGCATTGATCAGCTCGACAGGATCCACCATGCCCCATGCGTTGTGCGTGCGTCCGATCTGCATCTCGACACGGCGCACCAGGTCAAGATCCGGGTTGCCTTGAGTCTCGTCTTGCGTTGACTGCTCGACATCCTCGATGGCATCCATTGCCTCACCGTCCTGCATGGTATCAACCTGCTCGACATCCTCGACAGGTTGCGCTTCAGCCTTGACCTTTGCCGGCCGTCCTCTTTTCTTTTGTTGGTTCATAGGTTCGTTGGTTAAGCTGCCATCATCAGCAGCATGAGAATGATCGCGCCGATGATCAGGAGCATGGCGCATCCAGTGCAGCCGCAACATCCTGCCATGTGCCGGGGCGCGTCTGGCGAATGGTTTAGTGCATAGCTAGCGCCTCGGCTTTTAAATTGTCCCTTCCCGGTCGCTCGATGTCCACGCCCGTTGTGACGAGTAGGATTTTGCCTAGACGAGGAGCCGTCAACCTCGCTAGCTATCGTGCGTGACGGCAGGTGGCTAGTCCTGCGCCTTTGCCCTTTGGGGTTGTTAATCATGATCATTTCCTTTCCTTTTGTCAAACGCCACCCAGTATCCCTTCCGCCCCTTGAGGACGAGCTGCACGCGGATCGGTGATTTCTCGATGGCGAGTTGGAACTGTAAGCTGCGCAGGAACTGGTGAACCTCACAACCTGCGGTAAAGCCAAGAACGTCGGTCAGGTGTTTGGCCGCGATCATCTCTCGGCCCAAAGCATAACGAAGGAAGGCAATGCGGCGAGCGTTGCGGACATAGCATCTCCTGCCGTGTGAATGCACCTCGCCACCGTTGATCGGTAGCAGGACCGGCGACTCCCACCCGTCGAGGATCGCGTCATCCAGGTCGGTGTGGTAGGTTCGCTCGGTCATGCTTAGGCTTGGATCATCGCAATCACGCGGTCACAAGGAGCCGCCTCCCTTATGTGTTACCGTTTCAAAACGGAATATCGGAATGATCCTCCATCGAAACGATCACCGAATTTTCCTGTCTGGCTGGGGCGGGAGTCGGCCCCTTAGTTCCCACCTCTTTCCAGTTGCCAATGATTGGCCCCTTCTGCCCTGCCATGCGGCGCTCCTTGCCCAGATCCTGCGTTACAAAGCCATCGTTGCCGAACTGGTCCGGCCCTTCCTTGTTGTCGAAGAAGACCAGGCTAAGGTATTTGCCGTTCTTCCCTTCGTAAAGGGCGGTCTTGTCGATTTTGGTGACATTGATGTTTGCTGTTCTCATTGTATTACTTTGCTTGAATCAAATTCTGTAAATCGGAATCTAGCGGAATCGAAATTGAGTTTGAACATGCCCAACCATCCGGTTTCGCGCTGCTTCTCGACAATGATCTCGGAGTCGTGCATGGACCGCTCTTCCTCGCTCGTCAGTTTTCCGGCCTTGCGCTTCTTCTCTTTCTCAGGGTTGCGGAGGACAAGCAGCACGTTGTCTGCATTGTTGACCATCAAGCTTGAGCCTTTGATGGCATACATGCTCGGCCTCGCTCCATCTTGCGCTGGCTTTGCCAAATGCGCAACCAAATGTAGATGACTTCCCGTTTCTTTGGCAAAGTCTTGGAGCCGATTACAAAACTCTCCTTGGGCTGGGTAATCCTCTTCCAAGCCCTGCACTCGCATCAACGAGTCGATGACGAAATGGCTCGTCCCATAGCGTCGGTGCGAAAACCACATCATCTCCATCAGCGAATCCTTAGTAATGGAGCCGACAACATCGGAAAAGACAATGCTTTCACCTACGTTCCGCGCAAACTCACGAGCAGCAGTTTCGTTGATGTTCCTTTTTCCGTAGAACACCGACAGCATCTTCCGAAGCTGAGTTTCGACGCGTATCTCGAAAGATCCGATAAAGACAGGAATCCGTGCGCCCAATAGCTGGGCAACCATAAAGTTGAGCATGGTAGACTTGCCAGCGTGCGAGAAGCCGCCCCAGATGGTCAGCTCACCTGGGCGGAAGTAAAAGCCATCTCCATTGTGCCAATCCATTTTTAGGAACGGCATTGAAAACGGCTCTGGCTTTGGTTTCACGTCCTCGACGAGGCGATCCTCCATTTCCGCCGTCGTCACCAATCGCTCGATGCGAGGACGCTTTGCGTTCGCTACCCAATCGCGTGCGTCCTCGGCGGTAAATCCAGCCAGCAGGCAATCGTTTGCGTCCTTCTTGGGCATCGCCACGATGAAGCAACGATGCTTTCCAAGGCGCGTCACCGCCATGTTGGCGATCTTCCTGCCGGCCTCGTCTTGATCGAACGCCAAATAGATCGAATCGAACGCTTGGAGGTTGTGCCATTCAAACTCCACCCATGTCGCTCCCGTGCCGTTGGGAACCGACAGCGCAGGGATTCCCCATTGATGCCATGTGGCTGCGTCGATCTGGCCCTCGCAGAGCAGGATTGTCTTGGAACGGTAGCTCGACTCAGGAACGGCTTGCCATCCAAAAAGGCTCGGAGCGCAATCCTTGTCCTGCCACACCTTCTTTTTCTCGCCCAGCGTCCGATATGAGCGGTTGATGATCTCGCCAGCCGGAGAGATGCACGGGAAAACAATGGCCTTCCGCTCTGTGTCGATCTCGATTTTTAGCCTCTCGATGATATCCGGCTTCAGCCTCCGAGTTTGAGTCAACCAAGCGTAGGCGCGACCGTTTGGTGATGGCGCTTCAGACTTAATCGCGGGAGCATGGCCGTAAACCCGCTTCTCATGCTGTCTGACAGGCTGGGAGATGCCAAGGTATGTCCTCACCGCAGAAACGGCCTCCCCCGCTGAAATCGCTCGAGAGAGACGCCAGAGGTCCACAAGATCGCCGTGGTCATCGGTCGCCCAATCTCTCCACTGCCCTGCGTGTCCTCCCGTCATCGTGAGCTTGAGCGAATCACCTGGTGCGCCTGACAGGTCGCCGCAGATCCACTCGCTGCCGTGACGCCTGCCACCGGGGAGGAGCATTGGCGCAAGCTCCTCAATCCTGCCGACGAGTTGCTCGGAGAGGTCTGAGACGGTTAGAAGCATCCGGCCTCCTCTTTTTCGATTTCTTCGTCGGTCCAGTAATCTGGGTGATCTCCCGCCGCCTCTCGTGCCTCGGCCTCCTTCAGCCGCAGCAGCTTCGCCATGAGGTCGTCCTCTTCTTCGGGGGCCGTCTCAGCGGCGGATTGCGCTCTTGGCCATTCCGGCTCGTAATCAGACGGGCTTTTCTGGCTGGGCATGTAGCCCGATGCCTTCCACGCCCTGACGGTCGATTTCCAGCATGCGATCTTTTTGCCTCCGTTGGTCCAGTCATTGCCCTCAAATTTGTTCCATGTCGCCTCGGCATCGCGAGGGTAAAGGCCAACCTCTTGGAGGAAGGCATCAAAGTCCTCGCGGGTTTGTGGGCGAGCCTTGCTCGCTCTCTTCACTTCACTTCCATTCCCTTCCCTTCTATTCCCTTCCTTCTTCGTCACTTGGGTGTCACCTGCCTGACAGTTGCCTGACAGTTGGGTGTCACTTGCCTGACACTCCATCCACTTGACCTTGGTAATGAAGAACTTAAAGGCTTCCTTGAACCAAGATTCCGGCGCTCTTGTCTTCACTGCCATTGCTCGGGCTGTCAGGGGAGTGCCATCCTCCCGCACAAGGCTGCCACGCTCCTGACACTTGGATGCCACCTGCAAAATCAAAACCCACGCGGCGAACAATTCGGCGGCGTTTTCCTGCTCCATGACGGTCGCAAAACCCTCGCCGTCGTGCTTGTTGGGAACACAAACCCAGCGCAGATTCTCAACCGTTCGGGATCGGTTGTTTTCAAAATGCCTTTGCCAATCCTTGATTTTGTAAATCGGGTCACTCATTTGGTTGCCTCCTTTTCGATTAGGTGAAACAGCCGGGATTGCAGCGGGACAATGGCAAGCTCCATTTCATCGCAAGCTGACAAAAACCGCTTACTCGCGACCTCAATCCATCGAATCAAGGTTTTGCTGTCGTTTGCGAGTCGGGCCTGCGTCACGGCCTTGTAGAATGACTCCACAAGGGGCGGCATGCTCTCAAGGTTGCCTTCGTGCATCGCGGTGTGGCAATCCTCGCAGAGCGTCACTAGGTCGCGGGAATCTGCGTCCCATGGATTTTGGCCAGTGTATTGCTTGTGATGAACCGCAAGGGTTGAGCCTTCTGAAAAGCAAAGTCGGCATTTCCAATGGTCGCGATCCATGACTTCAAGCCGGACCTTCTGCCATCGCGGATCCTTGAGTTTCTCAGAATAGTTTTTCATAGGCACAAAAAAGCCCTCGCCCACCCATCGCGGTGAGACCCGGCGAATGCACCGGCGCGATGGAGGGACGAGGACTGTTTCAAGGTATTCATTTCTACGGGTCTCACTCCGTGCCGATACGGTCGGCATCTTTAGGCTCAACAAAATGAGTTCGTTTCGCAACTAGAAAAGCTCAGTCTGGAGCTTTGCCCCGGCCAAATTCTCGCAAGCTTGCTTAAAATAGCTTTCCTTGAGTTCGGATCCGACAAATTGCCGGTCCAAAGTAAGCGCTCCGACACCCTCGCTTCCAATGCCCGTAAATGGCGAGAAAACCAGATCGCCGGGATTGCTCCAAAGCTCAATCGCTCGCTCAATCACATCAAGCTGCAACGGGCAGATGTGTTTTTCGTCTTTGTGATCGCGAGCGCCATCTCGGTTGAGAACGCGGCCTTGATCGACCGTCATCCAAACCGGAGATGCGACTTCCTGCCACCACGAAACCGGATATTTGTTTCGGTCTTTAGTGATCGGCTTTGGATTCTCACCTGGCGCCCGAAACACCAAAAGATAATCCGGCGCTCCTACTCTCGATCCAGCCGAATCGGTGCAAAGCGTCTTGTGAAGAAGCCCATGGGCCTTTGTCCTCTGCATCTCGGTGACTGGGTTTTTCCAAATCGTGACTCGCGCGTGAAGGGTAAAGCCGTGCTTCCAAAAAGCTCTGATAATCTCGCCAGAGAAGTCTTGAAAGCCGATGTAGCCGTGCTTCCATTTCGTGGCGAGAAGATCAACGCAATGCACGGCCACCTCGCGACCTGGAACAACGATCCGCGCCAGTTCGGCGATCAGAATCTCGAAATGCTTCGTGAACTCATCAAGGTCGTTGCAATTGCCCATGTCTTGCAAATCGTCCGAATAGGTGAACAGATCTGCAAAGGGTGGCGAGAAGACTGAGAAGTCCACCGAAGCATCCGGCAATGATTTGGCAACGCGAACGCAATCGCCGTGATAAACAGTCCAGCCTTCTCCTTGTCTCTTTTCGATATCGGTTTTCATTGTTAGTTCTTTTGTCCCTTCGCGGAATGCTGCCGCTGCAATTTTCATGCTTTCTTGCATTTCAGAGTGTTGGTTGATTTTGCGTGCTATTGTCCGCATGATTGCGCCCTCGGTCGTTGCGTGAACAACGTAAGCGTTTACTTCGCGAGTCTGTCCAAAACGATAGGAGCGCCTCAGCGCCTGGTAGAAGTCCTCGAAAGAATAGGACAGTCCAACAAAGGCGATGTTTCGACAATGCTGCCAATTCATGCCATACCCAAAGATTCCGCTTTTGGAAATCAGAACGCGAATCTTACCATCAACAAAATCAGCGGCAGCCGTTTCTTTTTTCTTGGCTGTATCAGATCCGCGAATCTCGACCGCATCAGGAATTGACTTTGCAAGCCTTTCGCTTTCGTCGTTGGTATTGCACCATACAATCCAAGATTCATCTGATGCATTGACAAGATCGGCCACGGCCCTCACTCGAGCCTCGGCCGTCATTCGCATCTCTTTATGCATCGTAGTCGCCGATAAGGTTGCGTTGCGGAAAAGCTCGCCATCGTTGGCCTCTCTCGTTTCATCAACATCAACGATGACGGTCTGCAGGTTGAGATTTGGCAGCGAGTATCCCGCGTCATCATAGCCAATGTCGGACGGCTTTGAGACGCATGCGGCCCATGACGCTACCCACTTCCAAAACTCGCCTTCAGCGTGCTTCTTCAATCGCCAATCGCCAGTGTTGAATGTGTCGTTGATGAAGAACGTGCAAAGCATTTGTTGCGGAGTGCAAACGCCAAGAAAATCAGCGTGCTGGCCAAACTCGGTATAATCGTTTGGCGACGGGGTAGCAGTGCATGCAAGCTTGTATGGCGTTTCGGCGAATCGCTCAGTCAAACGATGTCGAGTCTTCCCGGTAAAGCTTTTCAGAATGCTCGACTCATCGAGGACGACTCCGCCAAAGTCCACATAATCGAAATTGTCGAGCTTCTCGTAATTCGTGATCCAGATGCCTTCGCCGGAAATCTGATCGCCGGATTCGACGACTTGAGCGGTGATCCCAAAATGCTCAGCCTCGCGTGCTGTTTGAGCAGCCACTGAAAGCGGCGTTAGAATCAGGATCGGCTTTCCAGTATGTTGCCTGACCTGGTGCGCCCACTCAAGTTGCTGGATCGTTTTACCAAGGCCGCAATCCTCGAAAAGCGCGGCGCGACCTTTCTTCACAGCCCATCTGACAACGTGCGTTTGCCAATCGAAAAGCGGCGCAGTAATTGGCATAGGATCAAATCCGCTCGGCTTTGCGTGCTTGGTTTTCGCCTCAATAAAGGCGTCATATTCCTCTAAATTCTTCATCTCTTTTTTGTTTTACTTTGCTCTATATTGCCTTTGATATTCCCGATTCCTCTCCGCGCAGATCTCGCATCGAGTCCGATTCGGCACGGCCAATCTGGCGCAGATCGCGCATCTACCGGCGGCGATCTGCTTGTTCTGCCAACGGCGGTTTCTGATGGTTTTTCCGTCGCTGTTCATCGCGTGACCCTTTCCATCTCTGCGTTGTGGAAGTCGGCAGTTTCTTGGAAGTTTCGGTGATTCCGCACCATTTCGACGGTCCACGGTTTCCACTCAACCGGGACTACTTCGCGAATGTTGACCTGCCTAGCGTCCCTGCTCGCTTTGTCTTTAGCGTCCTCCTCGGTAGGCCAGATTACACACATGCATAGATCATCAAGACCGTAAAGGTTAATCCAGCCCTCCAGCCTTTTCGGTTTTGGTCGATGCTGATCCACGATTTTTCGAGTATCCGCAATCACATGCATCTCCTCTTCGGTCAAACCTTCAGTATCATCGATGGCAGCGAGGATCTCCAACAGCTTTTCTGCGGCTTCCAGTAGTTCGTTTTCTTCTTTCATATCAATCAAGTTTCAGCTTGAACATCAGCGAGTTCACGGCCTCGCGCTCCGTCTCTCCGCATTGGGTTTCCACCTCGCCGAACAGCTCAATCGAAGCCTCCCAATACGAATCGGACATGTCGAAGACATAGAAGGTTTGGATACCTAATCGTTTTGCGTCCTTCTTCCAGCGCGGCACTTCGTCTGCCATGTCGAGGAAATCGGAAACGCTCATTTCGCCCTCCCCTCTTCAAAACGTCCCCATTCCGCCATCACCCTGACCTCAGTCAGTTCAGCGATGGCCCTATCCTTTTCATTCCGTTGCTCACCCATTTCCAGAGCGAAGTAAAAGGCGAGTCCGTAGCCAAGTCCGGTGACGAGGCAGAGTGTTCCGATAAAGTAGTCTTTCATATTAAAATAATTCCATTACCATTTGCGGCCTTTTGTCGCCGCTCGTTGACATTTCTAAATAACGTTGAAGTTCTTCAATTCGATCCTCCCCCCCCCGCATCCATCCGGTTCCGTCGCATGATTCCGCCCCAGCCTTGTCGGCCATCCAAAGCAGTCGCTCAGAATTGACGCGAGCGACATGAACCCGCTTAAAGTTCTGAGTCCATTCGCGGAGATTTCGCCATTTCCATTCTGTTGTGCCGCCAACAAAAACAATGTCTGCATTCGTTGGAACATCTTCTTTTCGCATGCCATCCTGAACTGCGAATGCTAGTGGCACATGCGGAATAATGTCTTTTACAATCGGAAACCATTTAGACCACATTTTCAGCGTTGCATCGCGATCTGCGACGACATCTGGAACAACAACCCATCGAGGGCGGAAATGAGAACGTGCCTTTTCTAGCATGGAAGTAAAAGCGGATTCGTCCCATTGGGTTCCGTTTTTCCACGCTCCAAAAGCGCCATTGTCTAAAGCGTATGGCATCCAAGAAGGTGCTTTTCGCCATCCGTCTGGCGAAATAAGCCAACCAAGGCGCTGCGGAAACTTACCTGCAAGGTATCCGATCTGCATGCCGGAATTGTTTGATGGCATTACCATCATAGGATCAGATTCGTAGTTCATAATTTGGCCCCAATGAAAACTCATGTCTAATTTGTGCGTTTTCCCGCCACGATTCCGTAGGTTTTCTATGATATATCTATCTCCTTCAGTTCGTATTTTCCGTTTTTGTTTTTGCGCCACCCGTGGACCAAAATCACCCATCCGGCGGCTCGTAAATGTTCTAGCGCATCCGATTCGGTCATCTTATTGATGCGGCTTTTTGTGTTGCTCCAACTGGTTGATTGCACTGCAACAGTCTCTCCATCGCGGATCGCTAGGATGTCGATGATTCCGAAAAGATCGTGTCTGGTTTTTGTAAAGGAGTTCCAGCGCTCGACAACCTGGACCAACTGGCACGTTTTGCGCAGATGGGCCAGACTGCGAGCGGTGGGGGATTGTTTCATCGTGAGGCGAGCGTTTTCATTTTGGATGCAAAGTCCAAACGAAGCGCCTTGTCGAGGATGTGGTTATTAGGCAAATGATCAATGCTCGGAAGGATCTCGGGTTTAGCCGGCTCGATGCGTGCAGGAATGACTTCGCGCTTCGATGCTGGGATCAGCTTTCCGCGAACCATTTTGGCGTCTTTCGCCGGAATGATTCGGGCCGGAATGACACGCTCCTCACTGGCATCGATGCCCGTTTGGAAATCGCATTTGCCCCCAAGACCGACGTAGAGATCGACTCGGCGCTGCATCTTGTTCCGTTGCTGAGAGGTCAGATTGAAATTGTTGATCTGATACTCGGGAAGGAGCCGCCGAATCGCTGCAAGATTGAAGCGGATCGTTCGCGTGCCGCCCAAGTGTTCAAGGTGGTAGATGGAAACGTCTTTCATTGGGTTGCGTTGGTTTGCATTTCCGGCGCGTCAACAAAGCCATCTAGTTCCTCCTCGTCCTGATAGGCGGCGTAACTAGGGCGACCGATCATGGCAACCTTGCCGCTAGTGATCCCCGGCCAAAATCCGGTTTTCGTCGCCGCAATGATTCGGTCAATCTGGTTTGCCGCCCACTCGTCACCTGCTGCGATGTCAAAGGCCGGAAGCTCCGTCACTGCAACCTCGTAGGGCGCGGATGAATCCTGCCAGATGAAGCGGAAGCGGCTCCTTTGGTCGTCGGGGTGGCAGAGGTTCCAGAGCTTTAGGTAAATCGCCGCTTGAACATGATACCCAAAAGAGTCAATTGCTTTAGAGATCCCTCGCGGGGAGAAGTCGCTCGTCGTTTTAAAATCATAAAGGCACGGCTCATTGTCTGGCGCAAGGTCTACAAGCGCCTTGAAGTTGATGCCTCGGATCTGGTTGAGGAGGACCACCTGCGTCTGGCTGGAACAGAAGACGGATCCCGCAATCGGATCGGTTTTGACTCGATCAACGGCCACCTGGACGCTCGCGGCCATTTCCGCGCTCACGATGATCTTCCCTTGAGCTGTCGCAGTGTCGCGGAGTTCCTGCGCGGCCTTGGTCCGAAAATCGGCATAAGGGTTGTAAATGACCGTCTCAGCGACCAGTTCCGGCGTTGTTAGGTGGCAGTCAATCAGCGATCCCCAAGTCATCGCAGAGGTCGGCGCAAAGTCACGCGGGGCGAATCGCCATTTCCATGGCGAGCAGTTGCGCAACTCCCAAAGACGCGACTTGGAAAGCCACGAATCAGGGCTGAATACGTTGGACCGATCCAACGTCAGTTTAGCGTGATAGTCACGCGGAGATACTTCTAGCGCGGTCATGCTTAGAGCTTGTTGCCGCGGACGCGGATGCATGGGGTGTTCGCGTCCCCGAAGGCGGCGCAGGTTGTGCGGTAGATCGTGACCTCCTTACCGTGCCAGGCCTCCGTCTCGTTGCCGTGCATCCGGCGGATCGTGCGAGCATTGGTCTTGTTGAGAACCCACTCCTTTTTAACCTTGGTGAGCTTGACGATAGGCTTGTCCATGACTCGCCCATCTTTTCCTTTGTCGTCTTTACCGGGAGCGCGGACGCTCTCGATTGTGACCGTTACATCGCGGTCGTCTGGTAGGTCTTCGGCCTCTAGGTAGCCGCTAAATAATTCGCTTACTTTCATGTGATTAAATGCGCGTATCAGTCGCGCCCCTGCCCGTTGTCGGGAAAAATATCCAGAGCCAGCCCGTAAAGCTCCTCCTCGATGGCATCAACGGCGGCGAGTCGGATGCCTAGGTTTTTGAGCATCCTCACCTGGACAGCAAAGCCGTCGTAAACAAGGTGATCGCATGCCTCGCGCTTACGCCGTTGGAATGCACGGATTTCGGCAATCAACGTGTCCGTTTCGCGCTGGTGGCGCATCAATATTTGCTCAATGGTCATATCAAATTCGGGTAATGAGGTAATCAATTGCGAGGTCGTAGTCGCGGCGCTCAACAACGGATGGATTGAGTTCCTCCCCTGTTTCGTTGTCGATCACTGCGACAATCTCGGATCGCTCAATCTCAAGCGTGACGCTTCTCTCGGCCTCGGGACCGTCGAGGAGGTAGCGCGAGACGATGCCTGATACGGAATGCGGAATCATGGCCAGATCAGATCGAAAAGGGCCGGCACGTTCCAGACTGCGAAGATCGCGAGCGTCGTGATCAGCTTGATCAGGAAGTCGATGGGATCAAAGTTCATTCACTGCGATTCTGATGAGTGTTCCCGGTTCCACGTCGAAAAAGGCCACAGGCTCAGTTCTCCGCTGGGCCTCGTAGCGAGCACGGGCACGTTCAAGGGCGTCACGCATCGCGAAATAATCCGCGTCCGATTTGGCAGCGACTCCAGCCTCGAAAGCTCGGTTAAACATGTCAGCGACCGAATCCGCCGATGAGAATGAGAGGAACTCCTCCATGCGTGCGCGGAGGTTGTCCGCCTTTCTGTTGTTCAATATGTTCATTGCGCTTCCTCCTCGGGCAAATTGGCTGCGGAGCGAATGGCTCGGATCAGCAGTCGGCGAGCCTGTGCGGAACGGCTCCGGTCTTGTTCTTGCGCAAGAGCGTCTAGCATCGCGCCCTCTTCGTCTGGGATTTCGATGTTTAAAATCATTGGTTAATAAGTTCTGCGGTTTCGGAAAATTCTCCGTCTTCGTCGGTCTGCGTGTATTTGATGCTGACGGTCATGCCATCGAACTGCTCGACATCAAACCCGCTGATCCACGCCTCATTAACGGTATTGCTGTGCGCTTGAGTGCCTTTTGGAAACAGCGACTTCACGGCAGGCCAAAGGCTCAAAAACCTAGTGCCGTCATGCTCATCAAGGTAAATGTCCCCGCCGCACTCAGCGGGGTGGTAGCCGTAAGGCATGATGACATCGAGGATTCCGGCAAGGCCGGGGGCTTTTTGAAACCGCACAGGAATAATCGCGGTGATGGAACTAATGGTCATTGCTCTCTTTTGTTTTTGCCAGCGGCCCATCCGCTAACGAGGCCATGATAAATCCCGCTTTAAAACTTGCAACGGATTTTTTTAAGAATCCGCTTTTTTCTTTTACAGACCGCGCTAGAATGCCCCATGTCAAAGACTACAGACGCCATTAAACGTGCGAATGAACGGGGTTACACGGCAGACCGCGAGGGCAACATTTACGGGCCGCGCGGGAACCGGTTGAAGCTCCGCCAGCAGGGCAATAAAAACCGAACGTATCCGCATTTTGGAGTTAATCTCAACGGGCAGGCGATAGGAGTCGCGGCCCACAAATTTATTTCGTTCCTCAAATTTGGAGAGGCGGCAATCGCCGATGGCGTCCACACGCGCCACCTAAACGACGATCCGCAAGATAACCGATGGGACAACATCGCAATTGGAAGCCATTCGGACAATATGATGGACAAACCCAAGGAAATCAGGCAACGAGCAGCGCAAAATGCGGGACGCGCTCGGAGTTTGCCGGATCACCTTTGGGCGCAGATTGAGCTTGAGCGGAGCCAGGGCGCAACCTATCCGCAACTGCGCGAGCGTTACGGCATCGCGAAATCCACTTTGAGCTTTCGGCTGTCCAAAAGCGCTCGCAAGATGGTCATGCGATGATCTCGACCGCATCGAGCAGGATGCGAGCCGCCTCGATCATTTGCGCCTCCAGATCCTCCTGCGGAGTCACCCATTCATCACCGCTGCCACCGTCCTGATCGGCCATGCGATGCCCGAATCCGCGCAGACGCGCCGGCAGGTCGTCGGGATTCCACGGGCAATCGGTCGCAGCTCGACCGGATCGGTGAAGCTCGCAGACGAAATTGATGGGAGGGCAGCACAGGCAGATCATGCCAAGCCTTTGAAAACCGCCCACTCTAGTTTCCGCACCGTTTGCTCCTCGACCCAATCTCCCGTCTCAGGCGAGATGGCGATGGCGTGGCGAAGATCGGCGATGAGAAGATGAAGCGCCTCATGGACGGCAACCTCTGCGGTTTGATTCTCGCGGTCGCAGAGATCAGGATCGACACGGACGATGGCCGTGCAGCTTGCGGGATCCGGCTCGATGCACGCGTAATTTCCCAGGCCGGGATCGCTTGAGAATTTGACATCGTAGTGAGCAAGGCCCAAAGCCTCCTGCGCTCGACGGAAATGTCCTTCGAACGCGCTCATCGGCCTTCCAGCATGTTGCCCAGCAGGGAGCGCCCTTCCCAAATGCCTACATTTATGTGGAGAAACTCTCCTGATTTTGCTATGACCTGGTAGCCGTAGCCGTGCGACCATCCGGTTGGGTCTGAATGGCGCCACAAAGGTTGACGTTGGCAAAGGCAACCGGGATTCCAAGCCTTGACCAGACCCACGCCGGGAAGGACGCGCGTTGCACTGTCCTCGCGGTGAGTGTGAGCGAAGACGACGTTCCCTGCCGTCCTCGAGACGGAATCGCTGGCGGCGTTTTTGGATCCGCTCAATTCGTGGACAAAGAAAATCTTTCCCATTTTGATCCAGCCAGGGGGCAGGCCGGGGACGTGAGTCTCGGAGCGCCGGTAGTAGACGATGCCCCTTTCCTTGAGTTTGAGGAGGAACTCAGGGGCGTTGAGCCGCCGAAGGAACTCAGCATCGCGCGAGTTCGACATCGTCTCATCGATGACCCAACGCTCGACCCGGTCCTCGTGGTTGCCTTCAATAAAATGGATCTGAGCTGAGGGAGCCGCCTCTTGGAGTTGGTCCAAGAACCAGTTGCCATGCGCGATGTCATCTTGGTAGCTGTAGGTCGTCTGGGCGATGTAATTGGCCGTGTGATGCTTGGCAAGGAAGCCGCCACATTCCACGATGTCACCGTTGAGGATGATCTCATCCGGCGAGAGTCTTCGCACATCGCCCAAGAAAGCCTCGACGGCAGGGCGATCCATCATGGATCCGTGGACATCGTTAGCGATGAGCCTGACCGTCTCGGTTTTTACCTTCGGCCTCGGTTTGTATTCGTTTTTAACGGGAAACTTTGCCGCTCGCAGCGCATTGTATTCGTCCAGCGCATCGTCTCGATCTTTGCGAAGGGCTGAAGCTTCGGCTCGGGCCTTGGCAAGTTCCGCCTGCGCCTTCACAACGCGATTCATCGCGTCGGAGTCTGAGACAAGCCTGTCGGAAAGATTGATTTCGTCGCTCATAGTTTAACGGAGGTATTGTTTGGCGGTTTCAGGCGACATCACGCATTCCTCGAAATTGTCCGGTGACATTTCCACCCACTTGATGCAGTGGAGCGCCTTCGCGTGCCGCCGGATCGTATCCTCGGAGACTCCCAGATGCTGCGCGAAGTCCGCGACTCGGTAGCATACGCCCCGCTTGATCTCATGGAGCCTTCGGCGGCAATCAGAGCCTTGAGGTTTCTGCGGCATGACTCGCTTTTGGTTCAACGGAATGGCCTCTAGTTCGCTCTCTTTGTCGTCCTGCGGCCATCTCATTACTTCGCCCGTCATCGACGCCCTGACCTCGGCAACCTCCGCAGATGTAACCGCAGAAAGGTTTTTCGAGATGTCGTAGTTGGCCGCGCTCGGTCGTTTAGCGATAGCTGCCAGAATTCTGTCTCTTTTTGCATCGTCCATGTTATTGGTAGCGTTTAGGATGCTTTCTGAAATAGCCCATATTATCGGTAGCCGCTCGGATAGTCTGGAAAATCATCGTCGTCATCGTCGCGGGTGCATTTGATGACCAGGACAAAAGCCGCGATCATCAAAAGCGAGCCGAAGATGGCAAAAGGGATCATGCTTCGTTGTCAGATGTTTTGCCGTCACTGGCGACCGTTTCGAGCGTATCGGTTCCAATGTCGAAACCTTTGGGCCATCGGTAGCCAACGACTCGGGAAGTGTCGAACGGCTTCACATTTACGGCATCGCCCTGGTTGCCGCCTAGAACCATGATGTTCCCGTATTGGTCCTTGCCGGTCACAAATCCAACGTGACCGGATCCGCTCGATTTCGAGCCACGCCAGAAAACAACAATCGCGCCGGGGATCGCTCCGCAGGGCTGGCCCCATTTTTCAAAGCTTCGCGCCATGCCGCTGCGAGTTCCGGCAATCCCGCAGTCCTCGAGCATGGCGTTGACATATCCCGCGCACCACGGCGTCTCATCGTCGGAAAAGTATAGCTTTGCGAGCTGCCAGTAGGACAAGATGCGCTTGCTATGCTGCCGGCCGGCAATCTCGGAAACGCCGATTTCCTGACGCGCTCGGCGTAGCCAGATTGGCTCTCCCGCGACCTTCGGAGGTGCTACCGATGCTTGCGGCTCTTTGCGTAGCTCGGCCAGCGTGATCGGCCCAATGTAGTCGCGAGGGGAAAGCGCCTTGGAGACTTTAAACGCGATGATCGCCGCTCGGGTTTTCGGCCCGATCATTCCATCCATTGCACCTGGATCAAAGCCATGGGCCTTGAGGCGCGTTTGGATTTCGACGATCTCGGTTTTGGTCATTTGGTCCGCTTACGTTTTTCGAGCGCCGACATCACGATACCGACAAGCGCGACCGCTGCGCCGATACCGGTCTGGAGATCGGCCTGCGAGACGATACCGGCTCCGGTTGCGTAGCCGCCTGCGATAGTCAGGCCGTGGCGAAGGAGAAGACCCAGAAGAAGTTTCGTGTCCATGTCGGACCGCTCAACAAAACGAACGAAAAACGCAAGTTGAAAATCTCCTTTGTTTTGTGGAGGGATTGCAACATGGCCGCAAAAGCAGACCTCAAGACCACGATCTCGGCAGACATGACGGGATTTGCTGCGACGATGCGACGAGCTGGAGGGCTGGCAGCAACTACCGGCACTAAGATTGGGCAATCGCTTGGCGGCGCTACCAAGGCCATGGGCGGGCTTGCTCTGTCTGCTGGCAAGGCGGCAACCGCAATCGCACTGGCCGGGGCCGCTGCTGCGGGAGCAGGTTTTACAGCGGGGCTAAAGGGGGCAGCCGATTTAGGCGGGAAGATGGCAGACCTCTCTGCGCGAACTGGCATTGCGGCAGGTCAGCTTGCCGTGATGGGAAGAGCGTTTGAAGACAACGGCGTCTCAGCCGACAAAATCGGCGGCGTGATCAACAAGCTTCAAAAGACAATTACCGATTTTGGTAATGGATCAAAGACTGCGACGAAACCTTTTGAGACTTTGGGCATCAAGTTTGAGGACATCGCAAAGCTTGATCCTGGTGCGCAATTTGAACTGATCCAAAGCAAGATCTCTGCGATTCAATCGCCAGCGGAAAGAGCTGCCGTGGCCATGCAGCTATTCGGAAAGTCCGGCGGCGAGCTTCTGACGCTTTTCGCAGATGGGCAAGCCTTCGCTAATGCTGGCACTTTCCTCGGGACTCAAGCGGAAATCCTTGATCGCTCCTCTGGCGTCTTCGATTCAATCTCTGACAAGATGGCGAGGATTCCCGAAAAGCTTCAAGGCTTTTTCGTTGGGTTCCTTGAGCCAATCGCAGGAGACATTGACGCGATCTTGACGAAGTTCGATAATTTCGACTTTGCTGCTCTAGGATTACGAATCGGTAGCGCGTTCAACATGGAAAACATCATTTCCATGATTTCGGCATCTGTGCCGCTTCTCGTCGCCGTCTTGGCAGACGCTTTTGCAAAAGCTTTGGACGTGTTCGGCGCATTGCTTCGGGCATTGTTTTCGCCGGAGGGGCTTTCATTTATGAAAAACATCTTGATCGATGTTTTGGTGGCAGGCGTCGATGCGATTGGTGGCGCGTTCTACGAGCTAGCCAAGAACTTTGGAAAAGCCCTAAAGGGCGAGGTAGACATGGTGGATACCACCCGAATCATCGGAGAGGCAAAACCAGAAGAAAAAGCCGCGCCGGATTTTGCGTCAAGGCTGCAAGAGGAGCTTGGCGGGATTGATTGGGCACCTTCGCAAGCGGTTAAAGACGCCGCTGATAAATTTGGCGCTGCGTTTGGAAAGATATTGCCGTCGGTTGCAAGCGCAGGAGGGCAGTCCCCGCAATCCGACATCTATGACCGCGAGCTTGCAGAGCAAAGAGCAAGGGTTGCCGCTGATTCTTATAAAGTGCCGCAGGTCCAAGGAACCTACGGACCGCCGCGACCTATGGCGGAACAATTCGGCCCTCCAAGATCGCTTATGTCATCACGCGACGGCAGGCTTTTTGGTGAATCCGTTCGCCCATCCAATCGCCTGTTTGGTCAAGCCGGATCGGCACTAGGGGGCGACAACGCCTTTTCGGCGGATCGCGCTCGGCTCGGGATTGCTTCGGGAATGACGACCGGAGGACTTGGCGAGAAACGCCGCCTTCGCACCAGCGCCGACGACAAGGGAGACAAAAAGAACCTCACGCTCCAAGAGAAACAAGTCTCCTCCCTTGAATCCATCGAAAGCAAGATCGGCCAAGCCCTCACCGTAAACTGACATGCCCACCCCAGTAGGAAAAGGAACAACGACATTCCGAGAAGTCTCCGTTCAAGAGACGGTTTCACGATCCGGCCTCGACGGGTTAACCGTTGTATTACGCGGCATCCATTCGGGCCTCGCGGCGGAAAAAAGGAAATGGAAGCGAGGAGCGAGCTATACGGGTTATTCCAACATGTATCTCGAAACGAAGGACTCCATCGACCGTGGCCCTGTTGCGGAATTGACGTTGAACTTTATCGGCTTCATCGACGCAACGAGCGACAATGGAGTCGTTGACGTAGAAGACAGCATCACTTCGCAGAGCGTCACGATCAACACCACCGACGATGAGAACGTCTCTTTTCGTTACTTCGCTCAGGCAACAACCGTGAGATGGATCTTTCGCGGGAAAAACTTGCCAGTAACGCCGCGCTTTCCCGGGATCGTGCCAAGCGTCATTCCGACAAATCTGCTCTTTCAGCCCGATCCTCCAAACTACAAAGGCAGCATTTCGGGCAGGTATAATCCGACCGGGAGACTCGCTCAATTTACACGCACGCGATTGGCCCCCAGTGTCTGGGCGGTTGTCGAATCTTGGGAAAACCTTATTGAACCAGTATCGGGATAATGAAGCGACCAGAGTTTAAGAGTGGGAACAGGTGGATGGTTGAAGCTCTCAACCTTGTGGCCGAATACGCGCAGCGCACGGGCGTCAATCCTGGTGGAAGACCGGGATGGAATGAAACGGCGCAGGGGTGGTTGCCACCGAAAGTTGGGGTGGGCGAGGGCGGGGTATTTTCTCACGTGTGGCCGCTGACGGTTGTGGATGGCGAGGCTGCGGAAGTTAGCATCGAGGTGGGAACAATTTTGAAAGGCTCCGATTCGATCAGCGAAAAGCTTACGATCTCAAATCCCGACGAGATTTTCGTGGTCGATGTTGGCGGCTACATTGCACTCAAGATCACCGAAGAGGTTCCAACAACGTGCGAGCTTGTGTTCCTGACCGAATGGCCAGAGGATTTAGGCTATCAGGTCACCTACGACGGAACAATTGGAGGAGAGGACTTCGCATTCGTCGAAAGGCATTTTCCTCTTTGGAAGTTTGTCGCCGTAGCCACCGATTCCTCAACTTCGGTCACTGAGGGTATCTACGCGGAGCAGCTCTGCTTCAATCACCTCGAGGTCCAATACGGGATATACCGAACGCCTGATGGTGAATTTGTCGTTCTTCCTGAGTTCAAGATTTCCAACAAGGCGGCATGAGTTACGATTTCAGAACGGGAATATTGCCGACGGGCGCGCTCGCATATGTAAAAGCACAACTTCAGTCAATTCCTTTTCCCATTTCAATTGACCACACTTCTACTGATGTTAACGAGGCGCTTGCAAGCACCGGATCAAACCGCCGTTTTTGGGCGCAGGGTAAAGGAAACATAAAAGCCGTTCCAGACTCGATTGTCGCGCTGGTCTACGCTGCCACCTGGGACTTTGACGTTTCGCTGAGTGGCGTCGGTGGCGCGATGACATGGAGCGGAACGCTAAAACGGGGGGTGGATTATAGGTCTGGCGTTGAAACGGGCCTGCAGCTATTTACTCAGCGCGAAGCTTTTAGTCTCGGAATTTATCCGCCTGACCCAGATGCAAAATACAAAGTTGGTAATTTTATTTGGGAGTATTCAGATACCGAAAGCGAAACAGAAACTTTCTTTCGAATTGATTTGGACCCGCGTTCGCTCCTCTATGTGGCGGCAGATGATTCGTGGATTCTAGGCTCTGGTTTTTTCGCTGGAACAACGAACGGGAGCGACACAACTACGGTGGGATCATCTGGCACAGGAACTGAGACATCCGGCCTCACGATTTGTGGCGAGACTTGGAAGCTGTCAGGAGAAGAGGTCGGAAGCTTCGGTGGCTCGATCACTCCGGCAACCTGGTTGGCTTAATACCGGAACATCGAAATGATCGCGTTGATATCCGGCGCATGAATCATTGGGTTCGACTTGCTGACGTTGTGCCAGACCTCACGTTCCATCTCAATTGACCATTGATTGCGCTCGATGCCCTCGAGGCGAGCTTCAATCTTGAATGCGGCTCTGGAAAGGTTCCACACGCCGGCCCCGAGAACGAGAAGCAGGCCGATGGAGATCTGGACGCCGTATTCTTTCGTCAATGCGGTGGCTTTTTGCGTTGTCATGGTTAGGAGATGACGCGCCACACGTCGGATGCGGAACGCCAGATGTGGATGGGCCTGTCTGTGTGAGCCATTGTAATGTTGGCGCTAGTAGATCCGGCCAAAATCAACGTTACTCCCGAAGCACGGGCAATGGTAAGAGTGCCGCTGTCACGGCGATTGGCTATCCAAAAGTGCGAATCTGTAGCCCAAGACCCG